CTACGGTGTCACGGGCGAAGCCCCAGACCGTTGTAGCCGTGTTGCGCAGGGCGACCGGCAGTGTGACATCTACGCGGGCGGTCGCCACCGTCGTGCTGCTCGTGCCGATGATGCGCAGGCGGTACAGATTGCCAGCCGAATCGGTTAGCACGATGGCGTCGTTGATGTCGGTCGGCGGGCTGCTCGTGGACGGGAATTGGAAGATCGCGCTGCTAGCCGTAATCGTCAACACGTCTGCCGGCCCCCAGGTCGTGCCGCCGCTGACGGTGACGGTCGTGGCCGTCGTGTTGTTGCCGTCGTAGGTCAGGCCGCAGTCCACGAAAAAGCAGTTCGTCAGCGTCGTGATCTGGCGCGATGCCATGCGCTCGACGTAACGCTTTGTGTTGCCGCCAATTGTGCGCTTGACGATCACATACAGACGGTCCTCGCTACCCTCGGCAACCGCGGTGGCCGTTTCAAACACACCGTCCGTGTCGTGCTGATGCCACGCGCCGATCTGCTGCTCGGGCATGTAGGTCAAGCCAAGCAGATTGCCGTTGCTGCTCACGAACCACAGTATCGGCTGCGGAGACTTGCTGTAGCACATGTCCGTGACATCAAGGTCATCAAACAGGTGCGCTGCACGCACCGACAGGTCGCCCGTCACGAACCCGCTTGCCTGCCACGAGTAGCCAAGCTCGCGCACATGGCCGCCTCGCGCAGCGCAGTACACGACCGTGTTGTTGACAATCTCGGGCTGCACATCGTTGGCACCGATGTACGACTGGGGTCGCACGCTGATTGTTGACGGTGACAACACATCGCTGTTGACGGGGCTGACTCGCCATTCCGCCGCGCTTGTCAGTAGCAGCAGCTGCGTCAACGGCACGATGTGGTTGATGGTGTTGGCCTCGCGGGCCGCCACGCGGATGTTGATGCGGTCGCTGTCCTTGCTTGGCAGCGTGTAAGACAGGTCACTCTCGGTCCCGCTGCGCGTCATCCAAATCGTCTGTGGCTCGTTGTTGGTGCCGGCGAAGATGCGGCGCTGCTCAAAGTAGGACACCGCTCGTGGGTAGTTCCCGGCGCTCACGAACGGCGTCTCCACGATGGGCGGCGTGATGCCCATGTCGGGACCGATGTTGTCATCGTCAAACGACGTGCTCGCCGTTTGACCGATGTATCCGAACAGGCCGCTTTGCCGCTTGTAGATGTTGTAGCGCAGCGCCCCAGACACCGCGCTCCAACTGATCGTGTTCTTCGCGCCGATGGCGTTCAGGTTGTTGATGACGTTGCCGCTCGGGCTTGCCGCGCTCTCGTCCACCGCATTCTGCGCGATGGCCGTTACGACGTAGTAGTTATCAAAGTCCAGGCTCTTGTCGCCGAACTGCACAAACCCGCCGCTCGTCCATGTGGTGTATGACGTCGTGTTGACAGGCACGCCAGTGTCATACGCCTTGACAGACAGCGTGTTGCCTGCCGGCGTGCTGTTGACGAGGTAGAACCCCGCCAACTGCGTCATCGTTCCGCCTTCAACGTAGATGCTGTCGCCGACTGCAAAGCCGTGGTTGCCGACCGTCGTGATGACGCCAGGGTTCGCTTTCGTGATGCCCGTGATATTCAGCGCATCGCCGCGGCTAGCCGTCACGGTCGGCGCAGCCGGGACCGCAACAGGCGCAACAAACGAAATAGTCGAAAGGGTCCAAGTGGTCGCGCCAAGCCGGCGCAGCTCGCGGGGCGCGTAGTTTGGATGCACGAGCGTCAGCACGTCGGCTGACTGCACATAGTGGATAGTCGGGATGTCGGCCTCAAGGTACGGCGTCGGGATCTCGTAGGCCGACGATGGCAGCGGATACCAGTAGGTCGCGTTCGGTGGCGCGTTGCCAGTCGTGGCGGCAATGCAGTAGTAGTTCGTGCCACCGCTCGACACAAGGTCGCCGATGACATAGGCGGTCGCGGCGTTGTAAGCCGCCGGGCTGCCAGCCTGCAGCGTCGCGCCCTGCGTGTGGAACCGGATGTACTGGTTGCCGACCTCAAGCACCATCGTCTGCGTGGTGCTGTAGGTGAACGGGATCAGCCGCGTTCGCTTGGTGCTGTCCTTGACCTCGGCCACGAATGCCGTGCCAGGTCGGTTCTCCGCTGGCCCCTGCGGGGTGGCAATGAAGTTCCGCATCTTAGCCGCACCTGTCTGGAACTTGACATCGTCAATGCGCCCGAACATCTCCGGCGACAACTCGCCGCCTGCGAACGAGCGACTGTAGATGCGGGTGCTTGGCATGGGTCAGCGTCCTGCGATCCAGCTCGTGATGTGTTCCGGCTTGATGTTCCGTTGATTGCCGTCGCTCATGCGGGCCTGTTGCAGATAGCCCACCATCAACTGCGTCTGGCGCTTGCCCTCGGCAGCGCCCTGATCGCCCTTGATGACCGGGCCTGCCAGCATCGCCGCCAAGTGGTGCGACAGCGCCATCACGAAAAGCGGGTCGAACTTGGTCGGGTCGGTGACGAGCGCCTGGTAGCGCAGCAGCGCGTTCTCTTGATCGGTGTACAGCACCTTGTTGCCGCTCGTGTCCGTTTCGATGCTGTACGGCTGCGGCACATAGCGCCCGGCTGCGACGAGCGGCGCGTAGTTGTGCAGAAAGTCAGGGTTGTCGCTTGGCGTGAACTTGGCCGAGTAGTCGTTCTCGGCGTCGTGCGGTAGTACGCTTACAGCAACCATCATGTCGCCAGGCACTGCATACGCATACTTCCACATGCTGTACGGCATCGTGACCGACGCAAGCAATGCGCGCCGGCTAGCAAAGTTCCAGTTGTGCATCTGGAGCAGGCTGTCACGCGCAATGGGGTAGAACCGGGCGCAGTGTTCCGCCTGTGCAGACCCCTCCGGCGGGTCGATGCTGGCGATGCTTGCGTCATCGCCGAGGTGCGCGAGGGCCAGATTGCAAATCTCTACGACGCTTGCCACGGCGGCCTCCTAGTCATAGAGGGGCGCCGGGTTGTGAGTCCGACGCCCCTCTGTTTCATCGAGCTGACATCAATCGTCGCTCTGGTGTTCCCGAGCCGGGCGACCACGGCGGCGGACCACCGGGGCAACTTCGGGTTCGGGTTCTGCCTGCACAGCCGGCTTGTCGATGTACTCAAGGTTGCCGTTGTGAGGACCGTTGTACTCAAAGACATCGCCCACCTGACGGAGACCGTTGTCAACGAAGCACACCACCTTTGCGCGAACTCGTGCCATGTCAGTTCCTTATCAGGCGACCGTGAAGCCGCTGGCGTAGAACTTCTTGCCGTCCTGAATGTCGAGGACGATCTGCGCCAGAATCGAACCCTGCGTCGGGTTCGATCCACCAACGGTGTACGAGGCACCAAGGTAACGCTCGCCGAGGCTAGCGATCTGAGCAGGCAGGCGGACCACGTACTGCTTGCCAGCCGTCAGGTTGGCGAGAGCCACAGCACCCGTGCTGCCGATGACCGTACCGCTCGAAAGAGCAGCGTTGTCATCGGTAATCACGTTCATGGTCAGCGATGTCAGCGTGTTGAACGCTTCAATCACGGTGAAGACCATGAACAAACCCTCACCCTCGCCAATGTCGCGGGCGGTGCCGAGATCAATGGTGTTGGTGCTCACGGCGGTAGCAGTGATGGCCTGGCCACTGATGGCGGAGCCGGGGTTGTTGGCCCCAGAAACAGTCAGAAGAACGTCAGTAATCATGTTGTTGTTTCCCTTCTGTCGTTCCTATTAGGACACGACGGCTTCGGTGTTGACGATGGCATCGACGCGACGGAGCGGGACGCCTTGGAATGACAGGTACGCGGACGGAGTGCCGAACTGCGACAGACCCTCGTTGACCTTGAGCACGTACTGGCTCTTGTCGAGCGCAGCAATGGCAAGACCAGAGTGAACCGTGCGGTTCATGTAGAACGCCGCACGACCCATCGACATGTTGGGCAGCTTGTACAGAGCGCGGCTCATCAGCTTGATGAGAGCAGTAGCAGCCGCGGGAGCCTGAGTCGTACCCTGCGCGAGCAGGTCGGTCGTGTTGATGTTGCAGATGCGCACGACGTAGCGCCAGTCCTTGACCACCAGACCGTTCTTCCACTGGTAGCGGGTGGCATACGCTTGGAGACGGCTGCCATCGCTGTTGTAGACGGTCTGTTCACCGAGGTCTTCGTGCATGAGGCCCGCGCTGCTGCCCTTGGGGAACGGGCAGTAGACGGTGTTGTCGCCCCACACCACGAGGTACACCGAAGTGTTCGCGGTGGCATCTGAACCGCTAGCGTTCAGGATGTTCTGCGAGTTGTTCGGCGAGCCGGCGCCAATGTCCGAGTAGCGCGGCGCGATGCCGAGGAACTGCTTCGGATCGGTGGCGGGGTTGCCGTAGAACATGGTGGTCGCCATGGTCTGGTTCATGGCCTCAAGGAAGGCCACGTCCTCGGACAGACGGAACTGAGCGGTGTTGCCGTTCAGCATCGCCAGATCCTTGTCCACTTCGCTGCGAGCCTCAAGCATGCCGCAGGCTTCGTCAACCTGCGCGGTCGTGCTCTTGCTGTTGGGGATGCCCTGGTTCAGCGCACGCCAGTAGACGCTGGGCAGACCAGTGCGGATCACGACGCGCTCGCCGGTCGGCAGGTTGCCTTCCTTGAACACGCAGTCCTCAAGGATTTCGTTCGACTGCGAGAGCAGTTCGGCGATGACCGGAACGCGGCCATCTGGATCGGTGCGCTTCGCCCAGTCGGCGAGCGTCAGGTTCGACGTAGAGAGAGTTGCCATGTGTCAGTTTCCTTTGGAAAGAGAGTTACGAGTAGAGAGCATTTGCTGCATCGTCAAACGTCATCGGGCCACGAGCCTTGGCCGTGGACGCGCTGCCGCTAACGAAACGGTCTTCACTAATTGCCTTGCCTGCGCGGAAGAACAACCGGATCACCTCCGGGTGGTTGCCCAGGCCCGACGTATTGAGCAGGTCGCGGAGTTCGGGGGTGCCGAACGCATCCAGCGCCTTCTTCGCAACCGACAGGTTTTCAGCGAGCGCAGGCCCGCCGAACTCCTTGTCGTTCGTGGCCGACTTGGTCCACTCGTTGCGAACGGCCTGAATCTGGGCTTCCTGCCGCTGGGCCATCTGTGGACCCATACGGTCGAGAAGCTTCTGCGCGGCGTCCTGACTCAGTCCGAGTTCCCTAGCCACCTCCGAGTACGCAGCAATGGTTTCGCCGTCGAACTCGCGTCCGTCCGGCGCCTTGAACTCGTACTTCTCAGGCACAACGGGCGTGGCGTCGGCGGGTGCCTTGGCTTCGGCCTGTGGTGCCTGTTCGGTGGCAGGGGCTTCGCTGCCCTTAGCGGCATCACCGCTAGGTGCAGTCTGAGTGTCGGTCGCCTTCTGCCCATTCCCGTAGAGAACCTCCGCCACGTTGACGGGGGCTGCGGGAGTCGCGGATGTTGACGAGCTGTCAGGGGTCGTTGCGCTCGCCGTCATCGTTGGTTCGTTCATTCGTCAGTTCCTTCATCATCACCGGATACAGCTCCGGGCATTGAGTGTGAATAATACCAAGCAGTTGCAGTCCGTAATTCCGATTCCCCTCCGCAAACGCCATTGACATGGAGTTTGTGTTGAACGAACTACGGAACACGCCGGCTCGGTCCATGAGCCGCCACACGATGCGGCGGCCCCGCTTTGATGACATCAACCACTTGACATCGTTCTCCTCGTTCTCACGAGCAATCCGCTCGCGGAGTTCACGGTCGGCCTTGGCCTTCTCCTGGCCTCGCAGGTCTAGCGGATCGTAGTTCGTCATGGCGTGTAACTGCCATCAACCTCGTTGACACTCATCAGACCTCTAGCGCGCTAGGGCTGCCGTACCCCGAAAACATGTTCATCACGTCGGTCAACGCGGTCTGCTGGTCGGTCGGCGACGCAGCCAGGTTGCGAGTCGCCTTGCTGGCCTGCTCAACCGCAGCCACCTGCTCCTTAGCCGCCATTGCCTGATTGCGAGCATTGCGAACCACCGCCACTTCCTTGTCCGCAATGATGAGCGAAGGATCGACCCCAAGCATGTCGGCATAGATGTCGGCCCACTGGTCGCTGTCAAACTTGTCAAGCACGTCGGGCTTCATCTGCGCGATGGCCCCGAGGTTGCCGACGAACCTGTCAACGCTGTTCGTGCCGATGGCGCGCTGCGCCTGCGCCAGCATGCTGACGAACTCCACGTTCAGATCCATGCCCTGCAGTTCCTCTGGCGCCGGCGGGACGATGCCAGCCTGAATCATGCGCGTGAACGTGATGTCAACGAGCGGGTCGAGCAGTTCGTTGTGCAGGCGCTCAAGCACGGGGCCGAGCATCAGCAGCTTCTCCTCGTGGCGCTCTGCGACCTCGGTAGCCGTCATGCGCGTGTTCGGCTGCGTAGCCAGCATGAGGAACATGTCGGCGTAGAACGCACTTCGCACTCGGTCACGGCAATCGACGATGTCGTTGAGCAGGTACTGCAGGTTCAGGTTGACCTCAAACGCGGTCTTGATGCCCATGCCTGCGCCGTCAACAAACGAGATGCCGCCCGGCAGCGTCTCAACGTCGCGGTTTTTCATGGACACAGGAACCTGCAGCGGTGGCTTGGTCTGGAAGTCGATGGCCTGCGCCTTGCGCAACTGCTCGTGCTGCAACTGCTTGATGTCGCCAAGCGCCTCCATGCCGGGCGAGTTGCCATAGATGTCGCCGCCGGCGGTGGCCCAACGCGGGACGAGCGCGGGGAACTGCTGAAACCCCGACTCGCGCAGGAACTTGCCGTCCTCGCCGCCGACCTCAAAGTACCACGACCCGTAGGCCATGTTTTTGTCATCGCGCTTCTTGTGGTCGCGGTCGGCGCGTGGCTCAATGGCGTGAATAATCGGAATCCAGGCGTCGAGCGTGCCACGGTCGTACATGTTGCGCACCGTGATGCTGCAATTCTTGTAGCCGAACTCCTTGACGAGATCGGCGACCGTGACCTCAAACTCGCGGTACATCGTGGTCACGCGGCCTTGGAAGTCGGTCGCAATGCAATACTCGCCGCACGTGACGGGGTACTGGTGAATGACGTTCTTGAAGTCAGGCAATACGACGCTGACTGCCGTGCCAAACGCGCCGAGTTCCTCGTACATCGTGTGCAGTGCGCGGTACGTGTTCGACTTCTGGAAGACGAGCTGCATGCGCCTCGTCACATCGTCGAGCCACAACTTGACGGGCTGATAGGAGTTGAGTTCCGGGTCAGCGGTGGCGAGCCTGAACCACTGACGTGCAGGCGACGTCGCGCCGGCCATCATGCCTGCGCCAAGCGTGCGCAGTGCGCGAGTCCCAGTGTTGTCGTAGATGTTGTTGTGCCGACGCCAACCCTTGTCGCGGTCCTGTCGGAAGTAGCGACCGTTGCGCGGCAGCAGGTAGGTCGTGATCTCCTGCCAGTGCGCGAGCCACGAAGCGCGTTCGCTCTTCAGCATGCCCCATCGCGTGAACAACTTGTCCCGCGTGGGTGCGTCTGGGTAGGACTGCGCGTCGCCCGTGTATTCGCTCATCTCAGCCTCCGAGGAGGGTTGACCGGCCCAAGGCAAGATCCTGCTGCGAGACGCCGCTCGGTCCCGTCAGCATGGTGCTCGTGGGGCCGCCGCCTGCACCTTCGGCGGCGCCGGCCATGATCGCGCCCATGTCAGGCTGGCGACGGTTGGCGGCTGCCATAGCTTGCGCGCTGCGTCGCTGCTGCGATGCAGCCTGCGTGGCTGCCTGCTGCTGCGCCTGGCGTTGCTCGTTCATAGCCTGCTTCTGGGCGTCACTTGCGCGTTCTCCTGCGTAGACCGCGTAGCCAGTGCCGGCTGCGGCTGCGGTGGCTGCTGCGACTGCTGCGATGGTTGAAATAGCTG